CATACCCCTTCCGGCTATACTACATGGTGGTGAAGAGGTAATAGAAGCAGAAGAAGTTAAAGCATTAGCAAGAATCACCGAATTAGCAAAAGAGTTAATAGAAAAGTATGGAAAAGGTGCTCAATATAGGTTGATGGGCGGATTTAAGAATGAGAAGGGCGAGTACCAAAGAATAAGGGGAGTTAGGGGTGGAGAAGGAAAAGAAACGGCAGAACGGGCAATAACATTAATGGCGAAAAAGGGAATATCAGAGATATTAGGTGTACGGAAGGTAGGCACAACTTTAAAAGGAGGGGTATATGGAAGAGGAATAGATAAAGATATGCCAGAAGAATACGGCCGCAATGCACCTTCAAGTTTGACCTTTCTCAAGGATGCTATGCCGGAACTAATAGAACAGTTTAAAAGTATAAAGGATTCAAAATTACAATTAGCAGAAATGAAAACAGGGGGTGTTAGTATACCTTTTGAGGTAGCGATGAAAAACATCACAGGCAATCAATTAAATACTGCAGCGATGGATAAGATTGGATTAAATGGATCTGGTGGAAGTAGTCCAACTGTAGTTAGTGCGGATACTCACGTAACTAATAATAACTCCAGCACTATTTTACCACCAATTGACCCAGGCGGAGGAATGGGAAGAGGACTAATACAAGATGCTCGATCATAAAAATGAGATATAACCGAGCATAAGACATATTACGTAAGACTATGCTTCCGCAAGTTTCTTGAAGTAATCAAGATTCTCTTCATCAGAAGAGGGTATGATAGGTTCACCACCATCAAACGGAACCTTTACCGATTCTACGGTAGTTGGTGCAGTCATTGCTGGTGTTGAAACGTTTCCAAGAACAATATCCAAACGAGATTTCAAATCATCATAGGACTTGAACTTGTCTTCCCCGACAAACTCTGTCAAGGAATATTGTGCGTTCCAAGTTTCTTCCAACTTGGCTTCGTCCTCAAACAATGCTGCCGCAGTAACAAACTCCGACTTGTCATAGTTTGAAAACCCATCAACTTTACGAATCTTCAATTTGAAGTTCGCACCATCCCAAAGACTAAAAACGTCAATTGGTGACTCATCCTCAAACTCTGGATTAGCCATTCCACTAACCTTATCAAAGATTTTCTTTCCATAACGGAAAAGAAAATTCTTACCTTCGTTTTGAGGATTTGCTTTGTCTTCGATGACAAAGATGTTTGAGAAGTAAGTTAGTCTTCGTTTCTGTTTACGGGCGATTTCCTTATTCGCTTCGATACCTGAGTTCCAAAGTGTGGAGTTATACTCCGCCAATGGATCTTTCTGACCAAGAGTGGTCAGAGAGTTCTCAATATACCAACCGCCTGGGCCTTGGAAACCATGATTGAAGATTTTGGCCCACGCCATATCTTCACCGCTGGGTGGGGGAAGAAATCGAATAACGGCATAACCATTACCAGATTTATCCAGTTCTGCTTTCCAGAAGCGTTCATCTTCACGACTGAAATTGTTTTTTGGGTTACTTATCTTTTCAACTTCGGATTGAAGTTTCTGTAAGTCGTTTGACCGACTTGTCTTGAGGGATGCAAATGAATTTGCCATCGTCTTCTCCTTGTTCTACGTGTTTCAGATTATCCACTTTATGCATAATGTAATTCTACTTGTTTTTTAAGTATGTCTACGTATTTCTGCTTGTTCACAACTACGAATGGAGCATAATTATTACACATACTATATAGTTCCGGCCAGATGACCGTTTCCTCTATCTTCTCATTGAATTTAGAGGTGAAGTTTAAAATGGAATCTAGAATAACAAAGGTTTCCATCGAAACTTCTTCACCAAATACATGGCGAACTATTGGAGGATGTTGACCATCCTCTATATTGAAAATGTCATTGAAAGTTTTGTTCTCATCGAACACAACCTCTAGTTCATTCTCAAATACATATGGAAGACTCTGTATTCGTGCCTTCCATGCAATGTAATTACTTCTACCTTCTGGTGAAGTTACATTGCCTACCCACATTTCTCTTCCCTTAACAAAATTGGAAACGAGAAACTTAGTAAGTTCTTCATCTTTATAAATCTTCGATAAACGGATGAAGTGGTGTTTGTCTTTTCTTTTTTCAAAGGAAGCTTCACTTGCACGAACCTTTCCATGAAATTTAAAGTAATCGTATTCCTTCTTGTTGAAGTGTTGTTTCAACGACAAATATTTTTGGTACACTTCATAAGGAGTCACTTGGTATATCATATAGGAAGTTTTGATGTCTTTGGCATGAAATTTAATATTTCTGCCTCTTCCCTTAATTTGGTTTTAGTTTTAACGTTTACCAGCCCCGCAACCGTTTCCGATTCAAGACCATTTTCATCCGCATGATAGAGCATCGCATCTAAAAAACTCATTTTTGTTCTAGTAACGATTTCTTCAATTTCAGAATTGTAACGTTCTGATGTATACAAATTAAGTGGTTGTTCCATTCTATTTCTTAATTATAACAAATTATGACATCATTGTCAAGTTAAATCGTATCATTATTATTTTCAGTTTTAATACTTTCCGTTTCTTTGTGTTCAGGATCGTCTTTATCCTTGAACCAATAATCAGTTGCCTTAGCAAGGACAGCAACATAAGCACCCACCATGATATTAATTAAGTCCCTTGATTCGGCAGGCAATGCACCGAAAAATAATAACCATACTAAAAACAAAAAAGTCATAACTATAATCATGGACAATGAAAATCGTGCCCACCAATTCAACTTCTTTCTTGTTTCAATTTTTTCATATCTAAGTGCTTCCATTGGATTACTCTCCCATAATTTTTGTTCTAGGTCTTCAATCATTTCTTCGGGAGTATCAATTTTATTATCCCCCATTTTTATATGTACCTTATTAGCCATATCCCTATCCAGAAAATGGGGAGTGAATCCACTCCCCAATCTTATTTTTTACTTAGTTTCTACAAATTCGTAGAGTTCAGTAGCCTTCTTCTTAATATCCTCAATGGTATAAGATTCTGGCTGAAGTTCTTTCCATAACTTCATGTCTGCTGTACCTTGTTCTTGTGCAAAATTCCATGCATCAGTAACAAAGTTTTCTTTTCTTGATTGTTCGTCTTGGAGATAACCCTGTGCCATCTCAAGTAATCTGAACCTAAGTTCATATGGGTTAGACATAATGTCCTTTCTTTGTGTGTGTTATGTGTGTGGTGGCCAGTTCTTCTGTTCCCAAGCGACTGGCCGGAGGACTACCCTCTAACTCGGCTATAATCTACGCAGCGAGTGCGTAAGAATATGCGGTATAATCGTTATTGTTTGCGATTATGGTTGTTGCACATTTACAGTCGTTGCTCAACTGAGTATCTATCTTAGCCTTTACTATTATCAATCGATTTCCTAATTCGCCCCCATCAACAATCTATCAGTCCCACAAATCCTTATCCCAATCTTTATTGAAATGTTCTTCGTAGTGTTTCTTCTTTTTAAGTTTCTTTGATTTCTTCCCAACATTATCTCTCGCAGTCATGCGTTGATGTGATGGGAGTCTTTCAAGGATACTAAGTCTATCTGAAAAACTCATAGGTTCTTGGTGGAAGCGGCCGGAATCGAACCGGCGTCTTGATTAATCTATTTTACTAAGGTCATCAATACCTTAAATATTTATATTATCCATTTTTACTAAAATGGTATGCATTACATACTTTGAGAAGTTCATCAACATAATCTTCGGGATTATATTCTTTCCATTCAACAAGCATATCTACAACTTTATCACCATCCATAAATGGTACTGGTTTTCTAGGATCACTAAAACGAATAAGTGTACAAATCACAATTTTTTTCGGAACCAATTTATACATTTCGGCCAACATATGACAATATGCTGTTCCTTGTAAAATGTAATTATAAACATATTCCTCTTTTTTGACATAACTTCCTGTCTTCCAATCAATGATTGCAAGTTCACCATTATAATCTGCAATCAAATCCGCAGTTCCGGCAACCTTGAGATGATCCGACCACATCGACAATTCGATTCCACGAATATTATCAATCTTTGAATCAATTTGTGGTATGCTTGTAAGAACAAGTTCTTTGTGTTCTTGCATCACACTACTCTTACCATCTTCTAATTTTAAATAGTTTTCATCACCACGTAAATATTTTTCAAGTATTCCATGAATGTTAGTACCACGCCTTGCAGCACGATGTGAAATTTTGTCTGCCGCTTCTTTTCCAATTTTCGCTTTCCACGCTTCAATGCCTGGTTTGGTAATCATATGATAAAGAAGATTGGTGATAGATGGATATGTACCATTCGGAGAATGATATACCCTATCTTCACTTGAATTGTCTTGTTCTAATTGATCTTTTCGATTTTCAAGGAGATCATAATTAAATTTTTTCATAAATTAATGTATATCTATTGTATTATGTAAATGTTTGCTTTTTATTTCTCTAAGCCTGTCTTTGAATCCATCATCGACTTTTTTCCTTGCAAAATGCCACGGATCACCAACATATGGTTTTGCAAACAACATTTTAACTTTACCATCACAATCAGAAATTGGACATGGTTTTTTAGTGGGTTCTTCCCTTCGAGCTATGAGTAAAGATTCTTCAAAATCCTCACCACATTTCTCGCAAATATAGTCATAATAAGGCATAAATTTTTATTTTTTTAAGGTTATCCAGAACAAATGAATTCACTATGATGTTCATTCGTCCATTTCCATTTCATATATCCACCACACTCTTCAATTCCTCTTTCTACCGCTTCGGCCGTTCTGTTGCCTCGTGTTGCCCAATCACACTCACGATATCTTCCAACTGGTTTCCCAGTTTTTAGATCTGGCATTCCAAGATCTGAAAAGAAACACATCTTTTTAGGTGATTTTGTATTTACAACAACGGGCTTAGAGACAACAATTTTAACTTTTGGTGTCTCTTTTATTACTATAGGTTTTTCTACTATTACAGGTATCACTTCATGTGTATGAACAACTTCTCGTTTTTCAATTACACAATCTGGACACTCGCCAGTTTTCGTATCCAACACACATCCAGACATTGCGTGACAGACCTGTTCTGTCACATATTCAACTCCTGCTGATGCTGATGGAATCAAAAACAGAACAAACCATAATATAAGTATTAAATTTTTCATATTTGTTCCTTTTCAAAATTTTAACAAAAAGAGTAACTTTTCTCACTCTTCACCTACTATTATAACACAAGTAGTGAATGTTGTCAAGTTTTTTACAAAGTTTTTTTGCCACCATAGAAAATATGTCTGTCTATCGAAGCCATGACTTTCTTATGTTTGCTCCACTTTGGATATTTCACCATCCAATTTGCATGATAATGTGTCGCACCATCTGTTATATCAATTAGTGCTTTGTCATAATGATTTACAAGAACCTTTTTTGCAAGTTCTTGTGCAGATTTCCAAGTTCTTCCTTCTCTTGGTTCATCTAATCTTCCATCACAATACCAACTAAATTGACACCTATCTCTCACAGGAACATATTCTTCTCTTGAATTATAATAATGTATGCCCTCTTGCACTACTTCACATATGGTATTAGGATAATTTTTACGCAATGTACGATTAAGCGTAACATTCGCTACTGCTAATTTTCCTGCTGTACTCTCCACCCCTGCTTCAAAGTAAATATTTTTTGCCAGACAGAGAATATCTTCTGGTGAATATTTTACTTTGGTAAATTCAAGAGGTTTATAATAGGTAGGTGCAGCCGTATTCTCAACTATGGTTGGTTGCCATATTTGAGTAGGTGCATTACTATTAAGTGGTGAAGTAGTATACCATAGTGTAGCAAACAGAGCAAGGAACACCCTTACTATCTTTACCATACTTGTACCTTTTTTTGGTTATTCAATCAGTTCACCGAAAATACATAATATATCAATCTCAACCAAATGTAGTTATATTTAGGTATTTTTGTTGTTCAAACACCAGAATTGTTACCAATCCACTCTTGCACTATTTGTCGTTGGAGTAGAATCCTTTTTCACAATCTCTGCCGGAGCTTCTTTCTTTTCTACTGGAACTTCTTTCTTTTCTTCAATATCGGGAAGAAGGTCTGGCCAAGTATCCTTAACTAACTTATAGGATAATCCCTTATAAGACAATTTTCCATCCTTAACAGCAATAATAAGTTTTGCATCATTTGGATCAACTCGTTCTAATAATTCAACAAACATCGATTCCCTTCTGAGCATAGGAA